GTGGCCGAGCCTCTCAAAAACTCGAGGGACCTGGCACCTTTGGCCGTGTTGCAGTTTCGGCACGCTGCGACGAGGTTGTCCAGGGTGTCCCCGCCGCCTTTCGACCAAGGAACGATGTGGTCGACAGTGTTGGCCTCTTGACCACAGTAGGCGCACTCTTTGTTGTCGCGCTTGAGTACGCGTTCGCGGATGCGCCGCCACTCCCGGGTCGAGCCCCCCCTACCCCCCACCCTGAGGGCACCCTTGCGGTCAGTCGTCGTGCGAGGCATCGTTCCCCCTGTGCATGTCGACCATCTGTGCTAGGTGCTTACCGTACAGGCCTCCCCATACGCCTTCGTACAGCCGATGTCTCACGGCGAGATCGAGGCACTGACTCTTGACGTCGCAGCTGTAGCAAATCTGTAGACACTGCTGAAGGTTGCAGTCGACGTCGAACCAGTCCAGGTGCTCGTGGTCGAGGCAGGCTGCCTGCTTGTACCAGTCAGTACCAGCCATGTTCGACCTGGTGTTCGTAGGCGTGGCAGGCGTTGCCGTCCCACCAGCGTTCGACGTACAGGATGATGCCCATGAGCGGTTCGTCGGTGATGCGCTGTAGGGCGTAGGCACATTCCATGTTGAGCTGCTCGTCGACTGGGCTCTTGGCCGGCACTTGCCGGCTGGCGTTGAGGTCGATGCTGACAGGGACGTATTCGGTGTGGGTGACATGGACGGTGTCGGTGACAGTGTCGGGTTGCACGATCAGTACGGCGAGTGCTGCACCGAGTGCAGTGCATCCGACGGCGGTGAGGTAGCGGTTCATGCTGCGTCTCCTGACGTTGGTGCCTCGAGCATGGCACGGATATCAGCCGGCATGGGTGTCCATTCGGACGGGTCGGTTTCTTCTAGTTCTATTAGTTCTAGTTCCCGCACCGTTTGAGTCCCTGGGGGTCGCACCGTTTGAGTCCCTACCCCCGCACCGTTTGTGCCCCTACCCCTCGACTTGGGCTTGAGGGTCTGCTGGTGGGCCACGATCTCGTGGACCGTGTAGACGTTCGACTCTCCGAGTTCGCTCTTGCGCTTGTGCTTCTCGAGGAAGCCGGCAGACACGAGCCGCGCAACGCAGCGGTCGACGGTCTTGATGTCGCACCGTGCGTTCTGTGCGACGGTCGCCCTGGACGGCCATGCGACGCCAGTGTTGACGTCGGCGTAGCGGGCGATGGTCGCGTAGACGAGCACGTCATGCGCCGTGAGGCTGTCGTCGTCAAGCACTGCCCATGGCAGGATGACGAACGGCATACGGCGGCCTCTCCTGGCCTCGCTCATGCTTTCGTTCCTTTCGAATACGGCAGGTTGTACAGAATGGCGTAACGCTCGTCGAGGCTGTCGTTGTCAAGGTCGGGGTGGTACTCGTATTCCTGGTGGCCTGGTAGGTCGCCGGAGTCGATGTCGGCCTTGACGCGGTCGGTGACGGTTCCGAGGTGCCTGCGCAGCTGCGCGAGACGGTGCATGTAGTTCTGGCACTCGTGCTCGACCTCGAGGAGCGCCTGGTACAGCAGCTTTGCCGTGTTGATCGTGTAGGTCCCGTCGGCGTTGATGGACGCCTGCCTTGCCTTGTAGATAGCGGTCGGTATCTGACCTCCCCTAATCCAGCCGTCCGACTGGACGGTCAGGGTCCGGCAGGCCTGTTCCCACTGCCCGCCCATCAAGTCCTGTGAGATGCTCACCAGTCTCCTCCTTCTGTGACGCTCTGAGATGCGTTCTGAGGGGCGTTCGTCTTCGGGGATGCCGCCCTACCAGCCGGTCGGCTTCCGGCGCTCTGAGAGCCTTGTGTGCGCTCCCGTGCGGACCTGACCTCCTCAGCGGATGCGATGGACTTGTTCGTGGCGATGCCGATGGCGGCCAAAGCACGGCCCCAGGCCGAGGTCTCGGCGACCATGAGTTCCGATCCGCGCGTGTAGGGCGTGCGGCCTGGTACTGGTTCCCATGCGAGGCCGACGCCAGGGGCAGGGTCGTCGGGCGTCCGGTAGGCGCAGGCGCCGTAGATCAGCCACTTGGTCTCGCCCTCGCCGAGGACGCGGTACGGCTCGTCGGGCCACAGTGGGCGCAGCGAACCTGCTGGATACTGCGAAATGAAGATGGCGATGCGTTCGTTGACGGGGATGTAGTCCTCGGCGAAGCCGCCCTGCTTGCTCATCGGTCGGTCTCCGTGTCCTCGAGCCGGCGCATGGCGTCGATGACGCGGCGAAACTCGGCGAGTTCGTCGTTGCGGTTCTGCCGGCGCTCGAGGTACAGCAGTGCGGCGCCCAGCGCGGCGAGGATGCCGCCGAGCATGAGCAGGAAGGTGACTGCCTCTCCTGTGAGTTCCATCGTTCTCTCCTAGTCGATGTTCGAGATGTGTACTGCCTGTGTCAGCCATGGGCTGAGCGCCCTGATCACCTCCTCGGTCTCGTCGTCGTCCCAGCGGGCAGCCAGGTGGGTGAGGTGGATGACGTGGTGCAGCAGCTCGTGCATGATGACCTCGCGCCTGCGCAGCAGCTCGAGGGACGAGTGGATGCGGATGAGGCCGTGGTCGAGGTCGGAGTTGCCCATCGCGCCGAGCGCTTCGAGGACGCTGTCGTGCTCGAGGGAGGTCTCGACGGCGATGGTGAACTGACCGAGGCTGATGAACTTGCGCTGAACCTCAAAGGACCTGAAGGTCACGCCATGCTCCATTCTCGCAGACGAACGTGAGTGTGCCGCACTGGGTGGTTGGCCCGCCGCGTTCCTCGAACCACCTGGACCCGCCGTCGAGCGAGGGTGCGCCGATGATGGTGCGCGGGCCGTCCTGAAGGAGCTGCAGGTGGTGCCAGTGTCCGTAGCAGACGATACTGGCGTCGCCGACGGGGTGCATCGCGGACATCTTGCCTTGCCACCAGTGCTTGGCCTTGTTGAGCGGCAGGCCGGAGCCTGTGAACTGGTGGCCGTGGGCGAACGAGACGACGGTGCCGCAGACGTCTAGGGTGATGGTCATGTCACCGTCAGGGATGACCCACCGTACGTGTCCGTACGCTTCGTGGTTCGCGGCCAGTACCTCCTGGGCCTGCTCGAACACCTCGAGGTCGGCGTTGTCCTCGAACGTCGTGTAACTCTTGCCGGCCCGCCGGTTCTCACCGTGGTTGCCTGGTACGCAGCCGACGACGACCTTGGCAGGCAGACGGGACCATTCGGCAAGCATGGCGACGAGCATCCTGCGGACCAGTTTCACCTGCTGACGGCGGTCGAGCTCGACGCTGTACGTCTGCTGGGCGTAGTGATCCCCGCAGCCCTCGATGAGATCGCCGAGGCCGATGACGTACAGGTGCGACACTGGCCGGCCTTGCCTCGCAAGGCTGCGGAGTCGGGCGGGTACGGCCTTCTGCAGCAGCAGCAGCCGTTCGATGAGGGCCTCGTGGCCTCCGTGGTCTGCCTTGCCGGCCTGCCAGTCGGACAGCAGGACGACGAGGCCGCGTTCCTCGAGCGGTTCCTTCGGCGCCCGCGGTGCGCGCCGCTTGATCTCTCGGATGAGGTCGCTGAGGTCGGTCTCCTGGCCGGACGTTGGACGAACGACGGCGCGGTAGTAGAACAGGCGCTTCTCGTGGTTGTCCCACGAGCGGACCTGCACCGGCTGGGTCTCGTCGACCTGCCAGTCCTTCGGGTCGAGCCCGAGGTTCCACAGGATGTGCGACCAGTCCTTCGGCGGCTTCTCGTCGCCCTGGACCGTGACGGTGCCCGCGGCGGTATCGACGCCAGGTTCCCAGCCGGTCGGGTGCTTCGGCTTGGTACGTCGAGCGTCCTCGAGGTCGCGCTTGACGTTAAGGAACGGATCAGCGCTCGACATAGGTGCGCCTGTAGTGACCAACCTGCTGGTACGAGACCTTGTGCCCCCACTGTCCGAGCACCTTCGAGATGACGGTATGCGTTATGTCTCGGTTCCGTAATGCTTTTTGTAGGGACGCCTGCTGCGCGTCGGTCAGTTGCGGAATGACTTTTTCCCACCAGCCGACGTAGCCTGGTCGTGCTTCGGCTTGGGCCTGCTCGAACTCGTCCATACGCCTCCCCAGGTGTTCGGACGCTGTGAGTATTAGCCTGCCTGCCGGCGTGAGTCAACGAGGACCGACAGGAGCGTGCGTAGCGCGCCGAGTTCGGCCTTGAGGTCGCGGTTCTCGCGCTCGAGCTGCGCGAGGCGGGCGTCCATCTTGGCGAGGCGTGCGGACATGCGCCACGCAGCTGCGGCGACGGTCAGCATGGGTCCGACGTAGGCGAGCATCATGGCGGCGTCGGTCACAGGTCTGCCTCTCGAACCTGCTGCTCCCATTCCTCGTAGGAGCCGTAACGGTCTGCTACACGGGCGCTGATCCAGTCGCGCGTCGGGACCATCTTGGCACGCTGGTTGATGACCTCGATGGCGTCCAGGATGTTTCTGCCTGGGCAGGCGGTCTGGCCGACTGCCGAGTGCGGCGTGTACTGGTCGGGACCCCAGGTGCCGCCGTGCCAGTAGGCCCACTCGGCGAGGTCGTGCACCGCGGTCTCGGGCAGCTCCTCGAGGTCGTAGTTTCCGAGGACGCAGACGGCGTGTGACTCTTGGTTGTACCCGCGGGTGTGGGCGCCGGCGACGCCAGGGCCACGCCCTTCGTACCAGGTGCGGCTGTTCGGGCTGTAGAGCCAGGTGTAGGCGATGTCGTTCCAGCCGCGGGTCTGCTGGTGGAACGACTGGATCTGCCGGAGTACGGCAGGGCCGCCGTCGCTTCCTGCGCTGTGATGCAGGTACAGGGACTTGACGGGCGTGGCGATGGCCTTAGGCCTGCGAGGTGCTGGCGCTGCACCCCAGTCGGCGCGCCGGACGAGGTCCATTAGCCGGCCTTGGCGGCGCGGTTCCGGCGGGCGGCGAGGGCGCCTTCCTTGAGGGGCACGATCGCGGCGGCGATGCCTGCGGCGACTGCGGACAGGATGGCGGCGCCTTCGACGGCAAGGGCGTAGGTGCCTGCGAGGACGCCGATGAACGCTTCGATGAACGTCCAGAACGTCCTGTGTGCGGTGTCGGCCCAGTCGATCATGACGGCATCTCGGGGTACGGGAGGTCGGCCTTGATGGCGTCGACTGCGGCCTGCCATGCGCTCAGGTCGCCGCCTTCACGCTGCGCAGCGAAGAACAGGCCGTCGGTCTCAACCTGATAGCGGACGCGGCGGGCGGCTTCGACGGCGGCGTACTCGAGCTCGAAGGCGACCGCGGCGTAGCGGTCCTCGAGGGCCTTCTTTGTCGGTTTCGGGCCGTCGTCGTGCATCTCAAGCGTGGCGTAGTCGTTGTCGGTCATACCCCACAGACGAACCGCATAGTCAGGGTGGTGGGTGAGGACGAGGGCGTAATCCATCAGACCTTCACCTCCTGAATAACGAAACCAGACGCAGCGCGAGGTCGGTTTGTGCTGTCAGCATCGTTTTCAGCACGGTTGATGTAAAGGGTAGTTGTAGCATTGCGAACATTGATGGCGCGGACGGTGTACGTGTGGGCAGTGGTGTCGCCCGGTTCATACACGAATGTGACCGAAGGGTTAGCGACGATAAGGTCGTCAACTGCTGGATGCTGGATAAAACCGCCTGCGCCGACTCTTGTCCGTACTCCTGCCGCGTCACCGATGGCGATGAGCGTGCCGTCGTTTGCTACTCCTATGCCTAGGTTGCCAAAGCCCGCGGAGTTTCCTCCCGCGCCGATATAGGCGCTAATGATTAGTTTGTTTGAGGAGTCTGCGAGTGTGTGAGTGATGCTTAGGTCGGTGACGGCGAAGTTTGCGGCTGATGCGGTGGAGTTCGTTTGTGTGCCTGTGAACAGGGCGTGCTTCACCGCGACCAGCCCACCGGCAGCGTCGAGGCCGGCGTCGATGGCGTTCGCCAACGCCAGGGAGTCCGTAGGCCAGTCGGAGACGAGGTCGGTCGACTCGACGTAGGGAATGTTCCAGGGTGCACCGGTGTCGGGCATGGGGGCTCCTAGGCGTTCTGCCAGGTGAGCGTAGCGTCCGTGTTGCCCCAGGTGAGGACATCGGGAACGTCGACCCAGCGTGTCGTGTAGATCGAGTAGATAGCGTCGGATGCGTAGACCTCGACGTTTGCGAACGTGTCGGTCAGTTCGAGGTTGATGCCTTCTACGAAGCCTTGGAAGAGGCCGGATGGCAGGATGCCCGTCGGTACTGAACTGACTTGCAGGTAGTCGTTGATGGCGAGCTGCACGAGTTGGTCTGCGAGTGCGTCGGCGACGTTGTTCAGCCGCACGAGCAGTGGCCCTTCGAGTATGGGCGCTGGGAACGCTTGGCGGCGTACCAGTCGGGTTGTGAAGTCGAGTGCGTCGTCGGAGTCGTTGAGGTTCGTCAAGTAATCGCGAACGACGAACCCGTATTGGCCGACAGAGTCGGCTGCGGTGAAGGTTGCCGTGCCGCCGGACCAGGTCACGTTTGCTTGGTTGACGATGTTGTCGAACGCTTCGTTTGAGGTTCCTGAAAGTGCAAACACGTCTGTAGCGTCGATGGTTACCGGCGTGTTGAGCAGGTTTGCTTGGCGTTCTGCCGAGTCGGCGTATCCGATTTTGCCGTCGCCTGTTTCGTAGACGTAGCCACCGCCGGAGAAGGCCGTCAAGGCGAGTTGTGTCAGCGTGTTGGTCGGCACGTCGGTCAGAGGCTCAACCTCGTACAGGCCGTCGTCGATAATGCTGGTGTCGACGCCGTAGTCGGCCCAGGTGTCGGTCGCAGGCACGTCATCCCATGTTTGCGTGACGGACTGTTCTGCCCACTGCTGGTTCAGGGCGGTCTGCAGCAGTTTTCGGATGCGGACACCGTCGAGTTCTGCGGGCAGGGTGTCATCTTGATCCCGACGTCCGGCCTTTGCCAGCGGACCGAACGCGTCGAGGGTCAGGATGGTGCCGACGTTCGGGTCGAACTGTGCAGTGATGTTTTGTACGCGTCCTTGGAAGACTCTTGCGCTGCCGCCTGCGTTTAGGTTGACGTCGACCGACAGGATGTTGCCGATAGCAGGCCTTACGGTTGGGTCGAGGAGGACGATGCGGGCGATACCGGCTTGGAGGCCTTCCCAGTAGGAGTGGCGGCCACGCGTGATGTACACCGACTCGATGGCTTCGGCGGTGTGGTCGGTGTCGCCGACGGTGACAGTGACCTGCTGTGTCCAGCCCATCAGCGTGCGTTGGACGGCGAGCCGATGCGCGCCCGGTCTCGAAGGGCAAGAAACCTGTCGATCTCGCGGGCTGCCTGGTAGGAGGACCCGACGACGCCGGACACGTTGACCTGGACGTTGCCGGTCTGCCGTTGCCCTGGCGTTCCTCGAGCTGCTTGACGTTCGCGGGCAAGGCTGCCGCCCACGTCGAGGCGTGCGAACCTTTCAGGGTCCCGTCGCTCGAACTCTTGCGCTGCAAGGCCTGCGGCTGCGCCACCTCCAAGGGCGATCGCGCCACCGGCTGCTACGGCTCCTGCGCCGCCTGCCGCGACCGCGGCGGTGACAGTCACGAACGCTGCCTTGAGAGCTGCGAACGCCTTGAGACTTGCGTTGAGCACCTTGATGGCCGCCGCCAGGGACAGGATGGCCTTGCCGATGGCGATGACCTTCTCAGGGTCTGCCCTCACGATCTGGTCGACGAAGCCTCTAATCTCGGGCAGCAGTTCTTGGACGACTGGGAGCAGCTCCTCGCCGAGCTCGACACGGAAGTTCTCGAGCTCGGCCTTGAGGATGCGCTGACTGTTGGCGAGGCCGTCTGAGGTTCGTGCAAAGTCCCCCTGCTGCAGGGTGGTCTGCGCAAGGATTTCGGCGTAGGCGGCCATGGTGCGCTGCTGCGGGGTAAGCGCTTGTTCGGTCGTCTCGATAATGCCTTCAGCGAGCGCCCTGTTCTTGAGCGTCGCGGCGTCGAGGAGGACGCCGTACTGACGGATGGGTTCGGACTCGCCACGGAGCGCTGCACCGAGGGCGTTGATGGCCGTGTCGACGTCGGTGTTGTTAAACGATGCCAGGTCGGCAGCGAGGGTGACTAGAGACGTGGTGAACTCGACGAGGTCGTCGTCGGCGAGGCCTGCGGACGTGCCGAAGATGCCGAACGACTGGGCTGCGCTGAGGGCCTGCTGGCGTGACTGGCCGAGTGACTGTGCGGCGGTCTGTGCGAACCGTTGGAGCTGCGCGGCTGACCGTCGTCCGAACACCTGCTCGACCGCTGACGACGTCTCGTCAAGGTCGGACGCTGCGTTAATCGCGGACACGCCGAGCGCGCCGATAGCACCGATGGCGACGTTCGCGAACCTAGACGCCTGCTCTACGCCCTTCGAGAACTTGCGAAAGTTGCTGCCGGCCTTGTCTAGGCCTTTGCCGAACTCGGAGACGTCAGCGAGGAGCGACAGTTTGAGGGTGCGGATGGTCTGCGATGCGGCCATTAGGGCTTCCCCCATGTGTCGGCGACGCGCTGTGCGCCCTCGATCCATGAGCGTAGGATGTTCGGCTGCATCCGCTTGAGGCGCGGGAACAGCCACCAGCCTCGGTTGCCGCGTCCTTCCTTCGGCGACCTGGGCGGTCCTTGGAGGCCTCCTCGACTACCTGCGCGGCGCTGGGCTTCGTTGCGGAACGTCCGCTGCTGCTTAGCGCGGTCGCGTCCGAACTCGGACAGGAACAGTAGAGATCCGGCGGCGAGACGGCGACCGTCCGACGTGTTGTACTGCTTCGACCCGCCGATGGTGACCGACGGGGTGCGGTCGCGAGCGACCCTGGCCGACTGCGCGACGAACGACGCCTGCTCGGGATACCAGCGGGTGCCTCGAGCGGCGTTGCGGAACTCGCCGACGATGTCCTTGCTGATGTCGCGGGACAGGTCCTTCAGGTCTTTGTTCGCCTGCTTGTCCATCTTCGAGAAGTTGCGCAGGATGGCCTGTATTTCGCGGTCGTCCAGCCTGACGGTGACACGACCGGCCTTACTCTTGGCGGTCGTGGTGGGCATCTCAGGGCCTCCTACGGGCTCCTGAGAGCCTCCTCAGCGGTGAGAAGGTCTCTCAGGTCGTTCCAGTCGTTCGGTGCGGTGCCGGAAGCCACAGCGACGTCTACGCGGCGTCGTCCGAAGCTGCCGGCGGGGTAGGGCGCGGCAGTTCGCCCTGCCGAAACTGCGGGAAGCCGGCCAGCGACCGGTTCCACGAAGGGAAGTCCCCTGCGTGGACGCCGGTGCGCTTGGCGGCCTCGTATGCCAGGTACGCGACGTCCTTCACGCCAGGAGGGTTGTTCTCATCTCCGAACGTGACGAACGAGCGTCCGGCCCAGCTCTCCCAGCCGACCCAGTCGACGAGCTCGAGCTCGAGGACGAGGTGGCCACGGTCTCGGTGTTCTACCTCGACCCAGGTACCGGTTGACATGGTCTCTCCTTATCAGGCTGCGACGATCGTGGGGGTGGTGTTGCGGTCGCCGGTCAGCGTGAAGGAGACCTGCGATGCGGTCGGGCCTTCGCCCTGCATAGGCGGGACCTCGGGGAACACGTTGCCCGAAACGGTCGTTGTGGCGTTTGGGCCGGTGCAGACCAGGGTGAATGCGATGGACGTGTCGGGCGCGCTGAGGGCGATGGACGCGAGCGCCTCGGCGAGGCTGTCAGTAGTACCCCAGTCGGAGTACATGTTGACGTCGAGGCTGTACTCGAACGTGAGCGTCTTGTACACGGGGCCGTCGAGCGTCTCGAGGACTTCGCGGTTCGGCGTGTAGGTAAACGTCGTGCTGATCGTCTGGGCGTCGAACACGTCCCCACCGATGGTGAGGGACAAGTCCTGCCCGGTGAGGACGGTTGCCATGGGATGCTCCTTAGGAAGGTGTGGCGAGGGTAGTGACCTGCACGTCGGAGACGAGCAGGTCGGATGGTCCGATGGTCTCGACGGACGGCGGCGAGACGTCGCCGACCTCCCAGCCTCTCGGCAGGTTGTCGAGGACTGCGAACACGAGGGTCTCGAGCTGGTCGAGCGAGCCTTGGTTGTCGAGGTTGGCGACGATGCACGTCAGCCGAAACGAGACCTCGACCTGTGGGGTCGCTGGCCGTCCGAGAGTGACCGGCGTGATCCAGGGGTTGCCTGGGACGATGACGACGGTCGGTGGGATGACGACGGGCGGTGGGAACGCCGAGGTCGAGTAGTCGACGCCGGCGTCCTCGAGGGCGGTGGCGAGCGTCTGTCGGAGGGTCTTGAGGTTCATCCGACCATCGTGCCGACGTCGAGGTGCGGGGCGAGGAGGCCCTGCACACGTCCGATGAGGGACCGTCCGAGTCGGAACGGTCCAGGCTGAAAGTCGACGCCCTGGATGGTGCCGCCTGGTGCGACGCGGGCCTGCCAAATCTCGACGGTGAGCATCATGCACGCCTCGAGGACGAGCGGGTCGTTCTCGTAGACGTCCTGTGACTGCTGGTCGGAGACGTAGCCGGACGGGATGATGGCACGCTGTTCTGTGATGGGCGGCTCGCCGTGGACGAGCTCGAACGTGTAGGTGTTGTAGAGCTCTTGGGCGTTGCTGTACGAGTATGGCCACAGGGTCGGCCAGGGCCACAGTGGGCGTGGGGGGACGTCTGCCGTGTAGCCGATGGCGGTGACGGTCGCGGGACCGTTTAGGTGAGGGGGTAGTCCTGAGTTGACGATGGACTGCCCGACGTAAAGGCGGTGGAAGCCGACGGTGCGTGCCTTGACCTCGTTGCCGTCCTCGCAGCACAGCTGATCCACAGGGTACGAGTAGCGGCTGAGCATCGACAGGACGAGGTTGGTCGCGGCGGTCGAGGCCTGCTCGAGCTGCGCGTCAGGGTAGAGGTCCCCGACTCCGAGGACCGTCTTGAGTTCGTCGAGGTCGACGTAGTTCGGCATAACGGGCCTCCGTGGACCCTGCGCCGGTCCTGGGAGAGGTCAGGACCGGCGCAGGGCGAGGGGTCACGGCGTGACGGTGAGCGTACGGACCGCGGTGGGGTACTTGGCCGCAGCGGCGACGTAGCCGTAGACGGCAACCTCGACCTCGAGGCTGGACACGTCCTGGACGCTGACCTGGAACGGGGCGCCTGCGGCCTCGTAGAAGGTGACGGCTGCGGAGGGGTACAGACGGGCGGCGGTGTTGCCGGTCCCGAGGTTGTGGTCGACGACGAGTTGCATCCCTGCGACGGTGCCGTTCGTCGAGCCCTGCGTGATCAGGCCGTTCGCGTTGGAAGGCGAGGCGGCGCCGAACAGCGGACGACCGTCGAGGTCGACCTCCTGCATGAGCTTCTCGTAGGTGATGGAGCCCGAGCCGGACGCCGGCACGACGAGGTGCGAAGGCGTGAAGCGCATGACCGACGAGGAGTCGGCGATGCCCTTGACGACGGACTGGTAGATGTCCGAGCCGTCCGACGTGGCGGCGCCTGCGGTGGCGACGCCGAACGCGAACAGGTCGGTCTGCTGCGCGTACTGCGCGGCCATCTCGATGATGAGGCGGTCAAGGAACGACGGGTCCGAACGCTCGATGAGCTGGCGGCTGATGCGCTCGCCGCCTCCGAACGTCTTGACGTCGACCGTCAGGTAGTCGAGCTCAAACGCGGTTGAGGAGACCTCGTCGCCCTCTGCGGCCTGCTCTGCGACGGACGGCTTCTGGGTGACGCGCGGGATCTTAAAGTCGAGGCCGTCAGCGGGCAGCGTGTCGCGGCTGATGCTGTCGACGAACGGGCGGCTGTTGTCGAGGACGGAGATGACCTCGGTCAGGAAGCGGGTCGGCACAAGGCCGGCACCGGTGGTCGTGGTGTTGTCGGCGAGGGCGGCCTGGACGAGCATCTGCGCGTCGCGGTCACCGGCTGCCGCGCTGAGCTGCGCGTGCGCGAAGCCACCAGCGGTCATGTTGTCGAGGGCGCGGGGCGCGCCGACGGTGATGTACTGCTTGGTCGGGGCAGCAGCCTCGACCTTCTCGGAGGCTTCGACCACCTCGGCGGCGGGCTCGACCTCGGGGGTCTCGTTCTCCATGGTTGCGGGCTCCTGGTTGGAGGGTTCGGGGGT